TTGCCAACAAACATCCCCAAACGGATATTTTTCTGTCAATTACGGTACTAATAACTCACAGTACATTGGCTCCATTGGATTTATGCCATATATCGCTGGTGGCGGTTCTTCCACATGGAACTATTACCTACAGTACTCCTACGATGGAACCAATTGGGTAAACCTGTATACAGGCACTAATGTAGCTGTGACTGATGGACAGTGGATTTGGCAAGATATTGATCCGGGTGCAACTGCTCAGTACTACAGAATGCAGGCGTTTAATGGCACAACTTTGGCCTTGCGTGAGCTCTACTTTGGCGATAATTCAACCGAAGTGACCATGTCTCGCCTTAATCGTGATGACTATACAAACCTGCCAAACAAGAATTTCAATGCCAATCAGCCTTATCAATATTGGTTAAACCGCACAATTCCACAGGCAAAAATCACTTTATGGCCTGCTCCATCTAATGCGTTTGTACAAATGACTATTTGGTATTCACGCCAAATCATGGACGTAGGTGATTTGAATGGTCAATTGGAGATCCCACAGCGTTGGAATCAGGCTATTCAATTCCTATTGGCCCATCAGATGAGCATGATTTTGCCTGCTGTTGAGCTGACTAGAATTCAGTATTTGGACACACAAGCCCAGCTATATTTCACTATGGCTGAAAACGAAGAGCGTGATAAGTCTCCGATTTACTTTGCTCCTAACATTTCTGTGTACACAAGATAATGCCTAAATGGTTAAACACAACTGGCAACGCAGTAATAGCAATCTTCATTTGCGATCGATGCAAGATGAAGAGGGCCATTACTGAGGCCATGCCTGACCCCAATTTTCCGGGTCTAAAAGTGTGTCAACAGGGATGTGCGGATCAGAAAGACCCTTACAGACTACCTGCTCGTAAAACTGAGCGTATCAATTTACAATATCCAAGACCTGACCTCAGTGTTGCGGCAGATGATGCTGGATTAGTAATTGGCCCTAACGATACAAGTATTCCGGGCGGTAATCCAAGCGAATTCTATATCAGCACTGAAAACGGGACTGCGGTACCACAGCAAGATGGCAATACAGACATAATTTCACCAAGCCCTAATTCACCGACGAGCCAATAATATGAGTGGACAAGTAACGATAACCCAATTACCAGTCGCTGGTGCTCTAACAGGTACTGAAGGCGTTCCAATCGTTCAAAATGGCGTAACGGTACAAACTACTACGGGTGCTATTGCTGGTGCTGGTGCTCTTAACTATCCATTTTTGACAGTAGGATCTACTGCTGGTCTGACTCAGGCACGCTACATTGCCACAGGTTCAGGTTTAACTGTTACCGATAACGGGGCAGGAAATAGCCTACAAATCAACTTAATCGGTGCCGCATTGTCATTGGATAATGCAGGCACTGGAATAATCGTCAAAACAGGCTCTACAACGGTCACCAATCGACTTTTAACAGTAGGTGCAGGCATGACTATTGCCAATGCCGATGCGATCGCTGGTAACCCTTTAATTGGCTTGAATACTAATCTACAGAACTTGGCAAGCTTGTCAGGCACTGGTATTTTGGCTATCAATGGAAGCACTTTTTCCCCATTCACATTACAGGGAACTACTAATCAGATTAGTATTGCCAACGGAAATGCGGCTAGTGGATCACCTACGATTAGCATTGTTTCCAATCCAATTTTGCCCGGCAATGGCGGCGTTCAAGTCCCATCAGGATCTACATTACAAAGATTAGCTGTCAATGGCGTAGTTCGCTATAACACCGATACAGCTAGATTTGAGTTTTATGAAGGCAGTTCTTGGGCAACCATAGGTACTGGAGATGGTACTGTCACCAGCGTACAGGGAACAGTCAATCAAATTGCAGTCGCTAACAGTACAACTACTCCAGTTGTCAGCATTGCTCCAAACCCAACATTGCCCGGTACAAACTTTGTTCAGTTGCCTATTGGTACAACTGCACAGCGTGGCACACCATCATATGGTGCTTTCCGATACAACACTGATACTGGGGCCCTAGAGGTTTATACCAATCTAGGATGGAATACCGTATCTGCTGGTACAGGTGTTGTGACATTTAGTGCAGGCACTACTGGATTGACACCTAATACGCCTACAGCAGGCGGTATTGTTTTGGGTGGCATCGTAAACCCAGCGACTGGCGGTACTGGAGTTAACAACGGCACAAACACAATTACTGTTGCTGGAAACTTTGCAACTTCAGGGGCATACGCATTAACCCTAACAGCAACTGGTGCAACTAACGTCACAGTGCCTACAACTGGCACTTTAGCGACTTTAGGGGGAGTAGAAACCCTTACTAACAAGTCGATGTCGGGTTCTGCCAATACATTCACAAACATTCCAAATAGTGCCCTGACAAACAATTCAGTGACCTATAACGGCGTGACTGTGGCTCTCGGTGCATCAGGAACAATCACTGCGGTAAATCCTTATGCATTGACTATTGGAACTGGTTTAAGCGGAACTTCATACAATGGATCTGCCGCAGTAACTATTGCCAATACTGGTGTATTAAGCTTCTCAGCAGGCACAACTGGACTTACACCTAACACAGCGACGACTGGTGCCATTACTTTGGCTGGTACTTTGGCTATCGCCAATGGTGGTACTGGACTCACAGCAACACCTTCCAACGGTCAAATTGACATTGGTAATGGCACAGGATTTACTCGTACAACAATTACTGCTGGTACTGGTATCACTATTACCAATGGTTCAGGAAGCATTACTCCATCGATTACAGCAACTGGTGTAACCGCAGGAACTTATGGTTCTTCAGCAGTTATTCCAGTTATTGCAGTTAACGCTCAAGGTCAAATCACCTCGATCAGCACACAAGCGACTAATGCTCCTGCCTATCAAGGCACATGGAACGCCAATACAAACAGTCCTACTTTGACATCTAGCGTTGGTACAGCAGGCTACTACTATGTGGTAACGACTGCAGGTAACACGACTTTGAATGGTGTTTCAGGTTGGAACGTAGGTGATTGGGCCATCTTCAGTAACGGTGCATGGCAAAAGATCCCCGGTTCTACCACTGAGTCATTCACAAATTTGATCACTACTAACTTGCAAGTTGGCGGTTTGACTGGATTCGTATACGCAAATAACACCACTGGATATGCTACTGCGGCAACAACAGCTCAATTGTTGAGCCTGTTGGGCACGACTCCAGTAGCTAACGGCGGTACAGGATTGACTAGCTTGACTGCTGGATCATTGGTATATGGCAACGGTACATCTGCTTACAACACCCTTGCAATTGGTACTAGCGGTCAGATTCTGACATCTACTGGTACAGCTCCTCAGTGGTCAACATTGAGTGGCGTGGCTGTGACTACATTCAGCGGCGGCACAACTGGTTTGACTCCATCGACTGCGACTTCAGGTGCGATTACTCTTGGCGGTACTTTGGTGGTGAGCAACGGCGGTACAGGTTTAACTAGCCTTACAGCTAACTACATCCCTTACGGTAACGGTACAAGTGCATTCCAGTCTAGTGCTAATCACACCTTTGACGGAACAACTTTAACCCTTGGTAATGCTGGCGTATCCGCTCGATTCCAAGGTGACTTTAGCAACGCAACATTTGCTTCAAGAACCGCTTTTGTCACTGGTACAGCAAACGGTTCAACTGGCATCTATGCATTGCCTAATGGAACCTCTACAGCGGCATCTTGGCAGGCATTCAATAACTCGAATCCAACCAATGCATCCAAGATTCTGATTGCTACCAATGGATCTACAGATGTCCAATTGGTATCAGGAATCAACGGTACTGGCACCTATCTTCCAATGACATTTTGGAACAATGGTGTTGAAAAGCTTCGTTTATCTGTAAGTGGTGGTTTCTCAGTTGGTACAACAACTGATGCTGGTTCAACAAATTTACTTGTCGCAGGAACTGCAACTGCACTTGGTGGCATTGCTGGCGGTGCATTCTGATGGCAAAATACATGAAAGTTAAAAGGACTTAAAAATGGCACAAAGCGGATATACCCCGATTCTGATCTACGCTAGTGGTACAGCTACGAATGTACCGTTAGCGGCTAATATGACTAGCAGTGCTTCAGGAGCAGAACTTGCTCTTAACTATGCTGATGGCAAGCTTTTTTATAAAGATTCAGGTGGAGTAGTTCAAGTATTAGCGACAAAAGGAGCCGCTCAAAATTCCATCAGTTTTGGAACAACAGGCTTAACTCCAAGCACAGCTTCGCAAGGTGCTGTGACTGTTGCTGGTACTCTGATTACATCGAATGGTGGAACTGGTCTTTCGTCATATACAGCAGGTGATTTGCCTTACTATGCGTCAGGTACAGCGTTATCTAAACTTGGTATTGGTACAAACGGGCAGATTCTTACATCAAGTGGAACAGCCCCACAATGGTCAACATTAAGTGGTGTTGCCGTAACAACTTTTTCTGCTGGCACGACTGGATTTACACCATCATCTGCAACTAGCGGAGCAATCACTCTTGCTGGCACATTGAATGTGGCAAATGGCGGTACAGGTCTTACGACTTTAACTGCTGGATATATTCCTTATGGTAATGGAACAAGTGCATTTAGTTCTAGCTCTAGCCTTTATTTTGATGGAACTAATTTAGGTATTGGCACTAATAGTCCTGCAAATAGACTTGAAGTAAATTCAACAGCTAGGATTACTGGAAGCACAATAGCTGGTGCTAATTTTTACCTAAACAACACACAAGGAACATCTTTTAAAAGCCAAATGACTTGGCTTGCAAGTGGTACAGCTAAATATTCAATAGGTCTTGACCCTGCTGGAAATGGAACTAATAACTTTTATTTTTATGATGAAGTTGCTGGTTCGCAAAGAGTGACTATTGACTCTAGTGGTAATGTAGGTATTGGCACAAGTAGTCCAAGTTATCGGTTACAAGTAATTGGTACAACAAATCAAATTGTTGCTGGAAACGGTACTAATACTGCATTTTTAGGTGCTTCAGGTTCAAGCGGATACACAGGAACTTTATCAAACGACCCATTTTTGATTTATACAAATGGTTCAGAACGGATGCGTATTGCTTCTAATGGTCATGTGTCAATTAACACAACAACTGACTCTGGACAATTAACTGTTTCTGCTACTGGAACTACTCAACAAGCTGGTACTTTTGCTTCTGCTGGAGCTTCATACTTTAACTTAGCTCTATCTTGCGGTTTAGGCAATGTCAATATGTATCTTGCTTC